TTTACTATCTTCTAAAATTAATAGTATACGTCCTGTGGTTTTAGCTAAGAATAATAATCCGGCACGCTGTTGCATGCCAGTACTTATCCACCTGCGAGTCTGAAGTTCCATTCTCCTGGCAGATATTCCCCTTCGAAGGCCTTGATCCATTGTGTGCCATCCCACTTGTATTTGATACCTGTACGCATATTTTGGATATAAAATGGAACAAATTCTTCACCTAGAGTATCTGCTGCTTCTGCAGTATTTTGATCTGGATCCCATATTGTGGCCCACGTGCTCCCAGTCCATTCTATAACAGAGTTAGCTTTGATGACTGGGTCAGTGCCATCTTGATTGTCCCACGACGAATCATTGTTGCTGAGTCCTCTCCAGGCCTGCGGTCCACGATAAGGCACACTGGTGCTGTCTGCTGGATTAGAAGGAAGATTTATGTAACCGCCACGATTTACGCTGTTGTTAACATCGTCTAACATTAGAAATCTCAGTCCTATGGGTATAGCAGCATGCGACCCGTATACTTCTAATGGATTATACTTGTAAGGATCGATGACAGCATCTATAGTGCCACTAGCAGTTACTCCAGGCACAGCACTAGGCACATCGTCATTGCCTGGATATGTGTCTTCATCCAGAGACACTATTAATATGCTAGGATCTATTGGATTAATTACAAATGTTCCTACTATTTCAAGTCCGTTGGCTTTCTTAAACGAAACTTCACTGCCTGGAACATACCCGCCCTGTGCATTCAATATCATATTCCAATCAATCGGCCCACCGTTTTTTATTTCTTTTTCGCCGAGGCCCAGTGATGTCACCGCCTCCATGGGATTAATCAATGTTAGATCGTATTGATTATCGTCGGGGTTACCGGTATTTGATTTAAACAATAAAACTCCGTATCTGCCAAAAGGACGACCAGATAAGGCAATACCAGGAGTACTGTTATAAATTAAATCTTCAAGATTTAACACAGCCCCTTGATCGTTTAACACGTTAGCCACAATGCTCTGAACTATGCCTAATTTTTTAACCTTGGCCGGTGGTGATATAAACACAGGCATTTCAAATTCCATACTACAGATATCTATGTCGCTTTCTGCTCCTTGTGGTATAGTTCTACTTGAAAAAATAGTGCTGGTTAGATACATAGCACTGAGACTGGTCCAGTCAATATAGTTGTCTGTGGTTTGAAGTTCAAGACTAGGGTTAAACAACACCAGTATCTGTTCAAGTAACTGTAATTTTTGATCTGTGTTAGAAGTCCACAGATCTGCTTTCATAGTCAATTTAAACGGCGTAGGCATCAACCGTTCTACTGTATAACTACCGCCTTGTGCGCCAGTGTATTCTCTAGTGCCGCCAGCGTCTGTGAATCTGCGTTCTCGGATATGTATCTTTGAAATAAATGTAGGATCACTGAGCCTACTAGTATCCATTTCAAGACCTGTGATATAACAGGCTATCCTTGGCACCGTAGGCATTTTGTTTTCTGAGTTATCTTTGATGATACTGGCCACTTGCCTAGTTAGATCTCCATACATCACCGGTATCTGCCGCTGATCGCCATCGCCGGCTTGATACTTGAATCCAATAAACACACGCATGAACTGTGTGACATAGCGTCTTATCTGTCCGTCGTAGTGGAAATCCATTATAGGTCTGCCTCGGGTCTAAGAGCCTTGCTGAGACTCTGTTTTTCTTTGACTGTGTGCCCGTCAATGGTGCTCACAGTGGAATTATTGATGAATGTAGATTTTTGTGTAAGGCGCACATCCTTGCCTGCGAAAGGTTCACCGGCAGCAACATCACTGGCTCCGAGGTTGCTCATGGTCATGCGCACATTGTCTTCAAACTTACGCCATCTTGTGCCATCAAACCTAAACAGTCTGTTAGGCAAATAATCTGTGCGCAGTGCAAACTGCCCCGGAATAGGGTTATTAGGATATGAAATGCCTGCGGTGAATGGAGCACCGTTAGGAGGAATACCATCTTTGGTAAGATATCCCTCGTAGCCGTCACCATCTGCAGGCAGGATCACTGAGCTAGCAGTAAGTCCAACAAATATCGGATTACCATCTGTGTCAAATTGAGGCACTCCATTTTCATCTGTAGCCTGTGCAGGAATGATTCCGGTTATAGGATCCGGAATCATATCTTGATACTGATCATAGGTTGGAAATGTGTCATCATCGACACTAGCTATTTCTGTAGTACCGTCCTCTGCTCTTTGAAGTGTATAATATTTGCTGGTGTCGTAGCCACTGCGAGGTGCATCTGATTCTGCTTGATCTAATACCGCAGCAGTGATCTGCATTTCTTTTTCGTAGGTAGAAACAACATCGCGCAAGGTATCTGCTAATGCAAAATAAGTAGCGTTAGGAGGAGCCACCCCTGTTACTTCTTGTATGACTTGATATTTTTTACCGTTGTCGGCAAGCACTATATCACCGGGATAATAAGTGATAGTTGAGTTATAGGTACCTTGATAAGCATCACTGTCGGCAATGCCATCTAAAATCTGTTTGAATTCTTGGCTATCGACTAAAGGCTTGCACTTGGCACGATATAAGTGCGGATACCATGTGGCTGAAAATCCTTCTGCTGCTCTAGTAACTTCTTCTATCACAAAGAAACGTTTTAGTGCAAATGTCAAATCATTCAAAGCATATTCATCTTTGAGATGAGGTAATTCTATCACATCGCCTGCTATGATTTTACGACCTAGTTTTTCCACAGTATCAGTGATGTGAAAAGTGATAAAGATAGTGTCATTTTGTAGGAATAGACCAAACTGACTGAGGTTAAAATCTATGTCGCTGATGTTGTAGACACCTCGCATTACATACACATCGGGATCGTACTTGCGATCTCTGTTTTCTAAAAACAATAGATCCTGGATGTTTGCCACATTATCAGTGGTGTAGTTAGGGGTGCTAGGAGTGTTGCCTTGTATTGCGGCTCCTGTGCCTATATATCTGTGAACCAGTACATCGGTGCCGCCAACTTGGAACATTTCCCAGGCGGATCTATCTATAAAACGGAAATCGTTGCCCTTTTCGGGACGGTATAAACTGAGTCTTGGCATAGTCATATATTTACCGCTACGATAAATACTTGTATGAGCACATCAGACCAAGCCAAAAACTCTGTTTACGACTACTGCAAAAACATGCTGGGCAACGGCATGGTAGATGTAGAATTAGATCCTATACACTACGACACAGCACTTAATCGTGCTCTAGCAACTTTCCGTCAGCGTAGCGATAACGCTGTAGAAGAAAGCTATGCATTTATAACACTAACTGAGAGCAATAACGAATATATTCTCCCCAAAGAAATTCAACAGGTACGTCAAATTTTTAGACGCAGTGTTGGTTCTAGAACCGGTAATGGTACAGGGGGAACAGTATTTGAACCATTTAATTTGGCCTATGCCAACACTTACCTGTTAAGTAGTACCAACATGGGGGGACTACTAACTTATGAATTATTTTCGCAGTATCAGGAATTGGTTGGAAAAATGTTTGGTTCTTATATTAATTTTACCTATCATCCTCAGAGTCGCAAATTAATAATTCATCAACGCCCTCGCGGCGAAGAATCAGTGATGTTACAGGTCTACAATACCAAACCAGACTTTGCCATCATAGATGATGTATACTCTGGGCAATGGATCAAAGACTACAGTTTGGCCAACTGTAAAATGATGCTAGGCCAAGCTCGAAGCAAATTTGGACAAATTGCTGGCCCACAAGGTGGCACACAGCTTAACGGCACAGCATTGATAACAGAAGCTCAAACCGAGATGGAAAAACTCATAGACGATTTAATGAAATTGGTTCCCGGCGGCAGCGGCTATACCTGGATAACTGGTTGACCTTATAACTAATCTATATTATAATTGTTCTAAAGGGGACAATTTATGATCATAGGTGTATGCGGTTTCATAGGCTCAGGCAAAGACACTGTAGCCGATTATCTAGTTAATTTTCACGAATTTCGCAGAGAAAGTTTTGCTTCAACACTCAAAGACGCAGTGGCCAGTGTGTTTGGTTGGGATAGAACCATGCTGGAAGGACGTACAGCACAGGCTCGTGAATGGCGAGAACAGGTAGATCCTTGGTGGGCCGAACGCCTAGATATGCCTACACTAACTCCTAGGTGGGTTCTACAATATTGGGGCACAGAAGTCTGTCGTAGATCATTTCACGACGACATATGGATCGCTTCATTAGAAAACAAACTACGCACCAGCAAAGACCATATAGTTATTTCAGACTGCAGATTCCCCAACGAAATTAAATCAATTAAAGATGCAGGCGGACAAATTGTTTGGGTGCAGCGTGGCGATTTGCCCGACTGGTATGCAGATGCTATCAGTGCTAATCAAGGCAACAACGTAGGTCTTAATGCTATGAAGATGCGAAAAATACATGCATCGGAATGGGCATGGTTAGGCAATGATTTTGACAGCATTATTGATAACAACGGCTCTATCGACGAGCTTTATGAACAGAGTGCGAATCTAGTAGTCGGCCACAAGATCGCCTTGCCTCCAAGTGATGCCCTCTTTGCCTAACACAGCGGCACAGTTCAAGCATATAGTTTTGAGGTTGTTGGGTCTGCAGTTGTTGAGATTTTCATCTATGTGGAACACACGAAATACCTCTGCGTGTTGAGATCGGCATCCACATTTTTCACACACTGTCTTGAGTTTGTATCCTGCACGTTGCCAACGAGGATTATGCGCACCTGCACCGTGTGACAGACAGATTTCACACAGTGTTCTATAATAGGCACGAGTGTCTTTGTAGTAATTAATGGCTCTAGGGCGCTGTGCGCAGGCCTTGCAGAGTGGTCGCATTTGGTATTTACCCTTTTTGACCCCTTTTGTTATGCGCCTAACTCGCTGTTTTTGGAATAGAATGCTAAATATTATGAGCAACTATTACCAGGAGAATAGGCGATATGGCACTAACATCACCAGGCGTACAAGTTACGGTAATCGACGAGAGTTTTTATACACCAGCAGAACCTGGTACAGTTCCTCTTATTGTCGTAGCAACAGCCCAAGATAAAACAAACGGAGCTGGTACAAACACAGCTTCAGCAACAACCAAAGCAAATGCCGGCGTGGCATTTAAAGTTACCAGCCAGAGAGATCTTACAGATCTGTTTGGAGTTCCGTTCTTTGAGCAGACAGCGAGTTCAACTCCTATCCACGGCTCGGAGCGCAACGAATATGGTCTACTAGCAGCCTATAGCTTGCTAGGTGTCAGTAACGCAGCATTTATTGTTCGCGCTGATGTAGACCTAGACCAACTTGCATCATCAGTCGACGCCCCGGGAGCAAATCCAGTAAACGGCAAATGGTGGATTGACACACAGGCCACAACTTGGGGTATCCAAGAGTGGAACAGCGCCGCTGGTTCTACCGCCGGCGGCCAGAAATTTACTAGCAAAACACCGTTGGTGCTAACAGACGCAGATTTCCCAAGCAAAATTGAAACAACTAATGCTCCTAAAACTGCTGTGGGACAGATTGGCGATTACGCAGTTGTATTCCGCACTGTAGAAGGTGACACTTCCTACGGTGCAGCAGAAGATCTTGCAAGAATCTATTACAAGTCTGCTGGCAACGGTCTCGTTGCAGGCGGCGGCACACAAGTAGATGCAGGTGAGTGGGTGCTGCTTGGATCTAACGCATGGAAAGCCAGCTGGCCGGTAGCGGTTAGTTCGACATATGTAGGTACACAGTCAGGTACCTTGTTTGTTAACAGTCAATCAATTGCGGCTGGAAATTTAGCTACAACAGCAGCTAACATTAACTCGGCCAATATCACAGGTGTAACTGCAAAAGTATTAGCCAACAAGTTATACATTTATTCCGATGGTACTTCAGCAGCTGATGGCGCAATTGACTCAACTGGTGCAGATGGTAGAATATACCTAGACAACGGCACAGCATCGTGGAGCACAATCGGTATTACAATGGGTGAATATGTCAGTCCTGCACTACAACAGACACCGCATACAGATGTACCTGCGTTCAAACGCAGTGACAACACAACCACAGTAGAAGGATACCCTACAGGTTCTGTGTGGATTAAAACCACAGAGCCAAACAGAGGAGCTAGATGGAGAGCCAAGCAGTGGAGTTCGGCAACATCATCATGGGTGTCCTCAGAAGCTCCGATCTATGCATCTACCAATGCTGCACTTTATTATCTAGATCGCAGCGGCGGCGGGTCTAACATCGGCACAGAAACATTGTTTGTGCAGAGCAATGCACAAGAAAACAGCGGTTTTGATGCAACACCTAACACAGCTGAATTCCGTGTGTGGTACAGAAATATATCACCTGGTCAAGGTACCAGCATAACCAGCAATATTATCAAGAGCGGTACATTTACTGCTGGTGCTACAACAGTGTTTACCCTTGCTGAAAGTATAGTAGGTCAGTTAGCCCTAGACACAGCTAAGACCATTACTCTGAGCACTGGTAATCCTAGCGGAGCAAATGCGCCAACTGGTGACAACACAGACGCAGATAAACTTGCAGCAGCTATCAACGCAGCTGGATTTACAAATATCGAAGCGTCAGTGGTAGCGGTTTCAACCACTCAAAGCAGATTAGTTATCACACACAACGACGGTGGTGATTTTAGATTAACAGACAGCACAGGTACACCGTTAGCCAAACTGTTTACTCCATACAATATCAAAACCAGAGAAGGCACAGAAAACTTCTACAACATATCATTAGGTAGTATAGTACTAGGTGCAGAAGACCTTGCTACTGGTGCTGCAGACGATTATCTAGTATCAGGTTACAAACCATTGGCTTCAGATGATCCAAGATTTGCGGCCAGTCCAGATGCTCCGTTGAATGAGCCAACTGATGAACAACTTTGGTATAATCCTAACTTTGCAGATGTGGATATTATGATCCACAACGGTAACACATTTGTAGGATATAGACACAGCACAGCACCATACGGTGAAGTTGCCACAGCCACACTAAGAACTGGGTATCTACCAATAGTAGCTGCCAGCAACCCATATGTGTCAGGAGTTACTGTCACTGGGGATCTGTGGATTAGTACAGCAGATTTAGAAAATTATCCAACTATCTATAGATATAACAACAATCTGTCAGACATCGGTGATGTTACACTACGTTGGGAATTAGTAGACAAAACAGATCAAACCACTGAAGAAGGTGTGTTGTTTGCAGATGCTCGTTGGAATACTTCAGGCACAAGTTCAAGTCAATCGACTATTGAAGATTTGATCACTCACAACTTCTTAGATCCAGATGCTCCGGATCCAGCACTATATCCAAAAGGTATGTTGCTATGGAACCTAAGACGCAGTGGCGGAAACGTCAAGCAATATCGCAACAACTACATCGACACAGCTGGAGATAACCCAAGAACCGGTGACGCACAAATAGCAGGATCAGCCTTTGTTAGTGGTGCAGGATATGGCATGGAGACTTACTTCCCAGATCGTTGGGTCACTGCTTCCGGCAACAACGAAGACGGGTCAGGCAGCTTCGGTCGTAAGGCACAGCGCAAAGTGGTAACACAGGCGTTGAAAGCAGTGATTGACACAAGTCAAGAGATCCGTGATGAAGAAAGACGTAACTTCAACATCATCGCTTGCCCAGGATATCCAGAAACTATGAGCAACCTAGTTAATCTAAACATTGACCGTGGTATTACTGCGTTTGTGGTAGGCGACACTCCGTTGAGATTAGCCGCAGATGCTACATCATTAAACAACTGGGGTACTAATGCAGAATTAGTTACAGATAACGGCGATGACGGTATTGTAACCTATGACGAATACTTGGCTACATATTATCCAAACGGATTTACTACTGATCTTAGCGGGTCAAATGCAGTGGTTCCAGCAAGTCACATGATGCTAAAAACTATCGCACTCAGCGACAATGTTAGCTTCCCGTGGTTTGCACCAGCAGGAACACGACGCGGTGGTATTACTAATGCCACAGCAGTGGGATATATTGATGCAGCTACAGGTGAATTCCAAACAGTTGCGCTGAACGAAGGACAACGTGATACATTGTATGACTTGAAGATCAATCCGATTCCGTTCTTCAATGGTGTTGGCTTAGTAGCGTATGGTCAAAAGACTCGTGCAAGAAATGCATCAGCATTAGATCGTATTAACGTGGCACGTTTAGTAGTATATCTACGTAGTCAGTTGAACAAGTTGGCTCGTCCATATCTTTTTGAACCAAACGATAAGATTACTAGAGACGAAATCAAACAAGCGGCAGAAAGCCTATTGCTTGAATTAGTAGGCTTGAGAGCAATCTACGACTTTGCGGTTGTGTGTGATGAAAGCAATAACACTCCGTCTCGTATCGATCGCAACGAACTTTACGTTGATATCGCTATAGAGCCAGTGAAAGCCATTGAGTTCATTTACATTCCATTGCGTATCAAGAACACAGGAGAAATTTAAAAATGGCAATTACATCGCTTAACAACATTGGTATTCCAACTACCAACGCAGCTGGCAGCACTCAGGTGCTGTTGATGCCCAAGTTAAAATACCGCTTCAGAGTTACACTGTTGGGATTTGGAGTTGCCGCAGCAACAGAACTCACCAAACAGGTACAGGACGTTACTAGACCTAAAGTAGCATTTGAAGAAATGACTCTGGACGTTTATAACTCTAAGGTCAAACTTGCTGGAAAATACACTCTTGAAAACGTCACGCTAACATTGCGTGATGATGCCAGCGGTCAGGTACAGAAAATGGTAGGCCAGCAGATCCAGAAACAGTTTGATTTCATGGAACAGGCTTCTGCACGTTCGGGTATTGACTACAAATTTACCATGCGTATTGAAGTGTTAGATGGCGGTAATGGTGCTCTAGTACCAAACACCCTTGAAACCTTCGAACTATATGGTTGTTTTGTTCAGAACGCAGACTACGGTGATGCTAACTACTCAACCAATGAACATATGACAGTGGCATTGACCATTGCCTATGATAATCTAGCACAGTTTGCAGCTGGTTCAACAGCAGTAAGCCCAATAGGTGGTATTGGAGCAGCAGTAGGCAGAACTATTGGCGCAGCTACTACAGGCGCTTCTACAGCACAAGGTTAATTATAATCTTCAAAAAAGCCCGACTAAAAATCGGGCTTTTTTTGTGGCATAAATATTTGTATGGCAAATAAATTCATAAGATACCTATCAGAGTTTGGCTCCGGCATAGTTGAAGGAGTAACCAAGCCTAAAGGTCAACTAAGCAATTATCGTCACGCTACGAGATTGTTCGTTGACAATAATCTTAGACTCAGCCCTAAAACCAAGTTTCTTTACTATGTTCAGTTTGATATAAACAATGCAGTAAGAGGAATGAGTCCGTTCACAGCCAAACATGGCAACGAAGCTGGGCTGTTGGTAAAAAGTGCAGAGCTTCCGAAATTTAATTTTGATTCTGTAACTAAGAATCAATACAACCGCAAAAAGATACTATATAAACAGATAAATTACGAACCAATATCTATCAGCATGC